CTGGACCATCAGCTCCTGATGAAGCATCTACTAATGCAAAGCCATCTGCTGAGTAAGACCCTGTAAAAACTCCTCCTCTACCAATTGGTAAAGATCCAGTTGTTGCTCTTTTTACTGCTACTAATGCTTGTCTATTGATATTTGGTTGATTTGCCATGTTATTTCCTTAAGTTGGGTACCACATTACGTTTACACAAGCTCCGTTTACTGACCACGAAGCACTTGAAAAAGCAACAATTAAATCTCCTGCATTTACAGTGAAAGAATGTGTAGTGTCAGAGCCATTATTAGTTCCAGTTCCTAAAGTACAGGTTAGAGTTGTACTTGAGTAGGTTGGGGAAGTAGTTGCTGAAGTTGCTTTGTAAATTGTAATTACAGTGCTACCTGAAGTATTTGTAAGTCCATACACAGTTAAATTCGATACTGTACCAGCTGCTGGAGCTCTCCAGCCAACGATATTATTGCTCAGAGTGCTAGTTCCATCCCCACCAATTCCTAAATAAGCATTTGCTGTCCAAGATTGAGCAGTATTAAGTACGAAAGAAATTACAGCTCCACCTCTAGTTCCCCATGTTGGAGAACCTGTACCACCACTTACTAAAATCTGAGTTCCTGAAGTTCCAGCTGCTGATTCAGCATATGCTGATCCAGTATCATACAAGATTTTGCCACCTGCAGTTGGTGTTGGAGGAAGTTTATTTGAAGTTGTATCTAATTTTCCAGTAAATTGAGTTTGAATTGCTGAAGTAACTCCATCTAAATAACCTAGCTCAGTGTTATCAACTGTCCCAGTACCTATTTTAGTAGCAGAGATTCCAGATGGAATTGCATTGGTTGTCAAAGCACCGATTGTAATTGCATTTCCACTGACAATTGCTACTTGATCATTCGTTAGTCCAGTTGAAACATCAGCTCCAAATCCACCATTTGCCTTTGGTAAAGTTCCAGATACATCACTGCTTAAAAGTACAGCTGAGAATGATGGATTAACTCCTCCATGAAGAACCTGAGCTGAAGTTCCAACTGCAGTAGATGTATAACCAGAACCATTGTCGTAGACTACTTTTCCAGCTGCTGAGGGAGTTGGAGGTAATCTAGTGTCGTTTCCTTGGGTTGCAGTGCTAGAGCCAGTGCCATAAGTTACGTCTACACTAGGATTTCCAGCTGTACCAGCTCCGTTAGTAACCGTAGTTCCAGTTCCAGACGATAAAGTACGAGTAACATAAGTATTTGTTGCTGTCTTAGCTAGAAAACCAGCCATCAATGCAGAAGTGTCAGAACCAAATCCACCATTTATTTCTGCAACTGTACCTGTTAAAGCTGAGGCAGGAACTGATGTTAGGGCAGCTGATGGTACGTTACCAAAAGAAGGTGTAGTTCCACCTATCAAAACCTGGCTAGAGGTTCCAGCTGAAGTTTCAGCATAAGCAGAGCCAGTATCATAAGGAATTTTACCAGCTGTAGTAGGAGTTGGTGGTAATCTGCTATCGTTACCGATAGTAACTGTTGAAGATGAAGTTCCAGTTGGGATATTAGCTATTCCAATAGTACCAGTCAAAGCTGAAGAAGGAACACTAGTTAATGCTGCTGCTGGAACAGAGCTAAAACTTGGAGTAGAACCTCCAACTAATACCTGATCAGTAGTTCCAGCTGTGTTTTCTACGTATGCAGTTCCATTATCATAAATTAACTTTCCAGCTCCAGTTGGAGTAGGAGGAAGTTTTGTTGAGCTAGAACTTAATTTCCCATCAATTTGAGATTGAATTCCAGAAGTTACTCCATCAAGATATTGAAACTCTGCATTACTAACGCTGCCATCTGCAATTTTAGTAGCAGATAATCCTGTTGCAACCGTTGGATTTGGATAACTTCCAGTTAAATCTCCACCAGCAGGACCACTTGGTGGTCCTGAAACCCCCATTTGGTATTGCCAAGTAGTGCCATCAAATACTATTTGACTTCCGCTTGCTGGAGCTGACGCTGTTAATGGTTTGCCATTAAACCCCAATACTAAAGGATTTGGATAAGTACCTGATAAATCTCCACCTGCTGTACCAATTGGAGGAGTTCCTGAAACAATTGGTGTAACAAATGATAAAGAAGTTACTCCAACAGTAAAAGGAACTGGAGTTTGTAATTCAAATATCTTGGTGCCGTTTGTAGAACCAAGAGCTATATAAAATTGCTGTCCAGTTGCTAGTGAAATTACTCTGTCCCAGACACCAAGTTTAGCAATGTAAGGTCCTGATGCAGTAGAATCAGTTTGTCCAGCTGCTAAAACTGTCATCCCAGCAGTAATTGCAACTCCATCCAGTGTATAAAGTCCACTTAAGGTAATATTAGAAGTTGCAGCTAGAGAACATGAGAAGTCTTTGTCTGTAATCCATACATTGCTCATTTGTTAATTCCTATTATGCGAAGAGAAATTTAGTTGCAGATACTAAAACGCTAATTGTAGAACCAACTTTATTTTGGAATCTTACATTTCCACCGCTGGCATAAATATTAAGTGTAGTTGCATTATCAAGGGTCAGGGAGATTCCACCAGCTGGAGTTACACCATTTAGTGTAGGAGAAGCATTAGCTGCAAATCCTATATGAGCCATTGGACATGAAGTAGCTCCTGGAACAGAAACTAACATAGAACCACCTAATCCAGGTGCATAGTCAAATGTTGCATCATTAGCTAGGGATAGAGTAAACACATCTAATGTTGCAGCTGATGTTCCTGAATCTGCCGTATTTAATACGCTGACAGTATTTCCATTTCCGCAAATTATTCCCAATCCTTTTCCTGAAGAAGCTGTAGCAAGATTGGTAGCACTCGGAACTGCAGTTCCACTGTTATTTACAGTGACATTGGCAAAAGTTCCAGTTCCAGTTGCATCTACAGTAGTGAAAGAACCTGCTTGTGCAGCTCCACCACTGATTTTGCCAAAGGTCAAAGAAGTAGAACCAATTGTTATTGGTTGTGCAGTTTGTAATTCATAGAGAGAAGTTGCATTTGTAGTTCCAGATGCAATATAAAATTGCTGTCCAGTAACTAATGAGATGATTCTATCCCAAGCTCCAGCTCTAACAATATAAGGTCCTCTAGCAGGGGCACTTGATTGCCCAGCTGCTAAAACAACCATTCCATCTGTTACTGCTACGCTATCAATAGTTTGTAAACCACTTAAAGTGATATTGCCAGTAGCAACTACATCACATGTAATTCCACTGGTTGAAATCCAAATATTAGCCATTAAATTAAACCCTTCCGATTATTCGCCAGGCAGTTCCATTATATCGAACTGTTAGGCTTCCGTAATTGGTTGAAATTACTGCACTACCTGCACCATTAATAAGTTTTCCTTGTCCGTCTACAGTAATGTTTCTTACAGAAGCAGTTCCAGTGTTATCTAATACTTGATGTTGTTCACCAGTATAAGGTTCAGTAGGTAGGTAAATTGGAATTGCAAGTGCAGAAGTATCGACTTCTACTAAACAATCTGAACTTAGTAAGAAAGTGCTCTCTGCCGCTGTTTTAGTGTATAGGATGTTATATCCTGCCGCTGGATATACTTGATCTCGATTATATCGAAGGGCTTCATTTCGTGTTGCCATTTATATTTTTCCTTGTTTCTTAGCTCGAAAATTCATTGAAAATTACCCCTAGAGCTTCAAAAGGTAATTCTTTGTTAGTAAATCTAATGATTTGAGGTTTTCTTAATTTGTACTCTGGTTTTATGTGTTTTCGGAAATGAAAACTATTTCAACATTCAACTCTATACTACGTAATGATTTTTTTTTTGATATACATAGTATAGAGAGAATTAGTTGGAATATTTATAGATAGTATTTATTGAGAATTTCCTTTATTTTCTGTTTCTGCAACAGGGATTCCACCTGTTTTATTAATGAAAGCATTAATAGCTAGATCTCCATCGGCTCCGAATGATGAAGGTAGACCAAGAATATGTCTGGCTTCGTTGACCTTAACAACAGCTCCTTGAGCAGTTGCTGTAAGTTCCACACTACTTTTCTGGGCTTTTTCACCATTCTTATCTTGTAGAATTGAAGCAGCTTCTGCTAAAGTAGAACCTGGAATTGCAGTTCCGCCTTCTTTAGGAGGATCTATACCAAATTCTTCATAAACTTGTTCTTGATCAACAGCCATTCCAAGCTGGTTAACCATCTTGTCATAAACAGCAATTCTGTCTGCTGGAGTTTGATCACGCTCTACTTTCCATAGTGCATACGGACAAAGAGAAAGTACTTCTTCTGCTTCTATTCCTAGAATAGCAGCTAGACCTTCAGGATCTTCATCTATGATATTTCCTTCTTCATCATATAAATAGCAGGCTCTCTCTAAAATCGGCTTGAACAAATAAGTTCTTAAAGTATTTCCAAGATTTACTGCATCCTGTCTAATAAAAGATTCCTTGACCATTGCATGTTCTGCAGCAGCATTATAAGAACCTATTTGAGAAAGTTCAGTAGTAAGGGTACTTCCTAATACTACCTTCGACATTTCCGAGTTAACTAATCCAATTAATGCAGCGTGCATTCCTCTTGCATCAAGTCCTGTAGGAGAATCCTTAATCTCAACCTCTAAATCATCGGTCGTGATACCAACTCTCCCTTGTCCAAGTTCTTGAGCAAATGCTAAATACTCAGCTTTACGTTCAGGATTCTCGAAGATATCTTTTGCATTCTTAATCCAGATACTTGGAACCCCAAATAAATCTAAACATACAGCCCATCTTGCTAGAGCTGGGTTTTTCCATAATACACCCCAAGCAACTTGCCACATATAACCTCTCATTCTTGCTTGTCCATCTCCAGAAACTACATGGTAGATGAACTTATGAGGGGCATCTTCTAATTTGATATAACCATTTCCTTGGTTAATCAACGGAATATCTTTGTTAACATCAAACTGAACGTGTCGATTATTTACCCAATCTATTTGAACTGGTACAGGAACCTTTATTTTGGCAATCTTATCTTTTTCAATTGCAAATCTTACTGATTTGGTTTTCCAAACTAATTCAGCTAAAGAGAATCCTGCATGCAGAGCTGATAAAAGTTCATAACAGGAATCAGAAAATCTATCGATTCCTTCAACTACCGACTGTACATAATTTTTAATAATTACTGCATTGGATGTTGCATTTGCTGGTCTAGTTCTGAATTGTCTGGATGTAGTTCCTACTCGTCGAGCTCTGTCAACAGAAGCTAAATGCATGTCTCTGCTCATAACTTGCTCATCAAGATCAGCTTTTAACTGCATATACCCGCTAACTTTGCATTGCTGATAAATACTTGAAAGAGATTGGGGAGTAAGTGAAGAAGCTGGGTAAGTACTTACAAAATCTGCAGTAGGTCCACTTCCATAGGTAATCCTACCAAATAGGGCAGCTTTACTTTTTGCAATTCTCTGTTGCTCTTCGTTTATTGAGTAAGCAATATTTGTAAGTCCAGTTACCCCTCCAGTTCCTGGAACTGTTGGTGCAGTTGAAAATCCTACCTTTTTCTTCTTAGGAACTGCTTTTATTGCTGATTTCTTAGTTTGTGCCATTTAAATCTTTCCCTTCACTCCATTTATGAAATTCTCAAATTGCTGATCAGCTGTAAGCGGAGGAATTATAATGCCTGGTAACCCAGGCTTCACCTTAGACATTGGAGTTGGAACTGTGAACCATGCAGCATAACCAACAGTATCGGTAATGTGAGCATAAATTCCTTCAGGTTTACTTCCATATCCTGATCTTGTAGGCGCTAGCTTACATTCCTTAAGCGCCAATGCTAATTTCTTACAATTTGGATCTACAAATAGTTGACCATCATCTAATAATTTATTGATCAACCTTACTCTTTGTTCAATTGGAGGATTCTTTGCAGATTTTCCAATCTTAGTTTTCTTCTTCTGAGGTGGAATAATATTCCATTTTCTACTTCTAAAAACAGAATATGAATCTCTGGATTCCTTTTTATGAGTTCCAGATTGCCAATCTCCGCTGGCATCCCCAATCCATAAAATATCTTTATACGTATATCCTAAATCCTCAATAGCATCCAATAAATCATCTTCATCAGATTCATCTACTAGAATTTCATCTACAGCCCATAAGATGGGCTTGTCAATGGTTCCAAAGACTTTATAAATAGTTCCTGCATTATGAGGAAAGAATTGAAAGTCAGCTCCAGCAACATATTTGAAAGCTTGTCCTTCTTTTCTACGAGTGAGATTCTCAGTGATATCCCCTGTTTTAGGACATTCTTTAATATGTTTTACTTTATCCCAACTCCAATAAGCTCTAGCTCCAACTGGTTTAATCAAGCCTTCAATATCTGCAGATGCATTGATAGGGTCGATTATCCTGATCATATCATCAATTTGTGTACTTACCAGCGCATCAATGTTTTCATTGAACTTGGCATCCATATTCACAAATTGAATTGGAAAGGTTATTCCCTTGGTTCTAGCATCACAATAAGCATCCCATAAATTATAAATCCATTCACTTTTTCTATTGGTTGGAGGATTGGATGTAAATAAAGCAAATCCTCCCTTATCTTTTACTCGACCAATACCATGAACAGCAACTCTACCTCCAACTTTCTGCGCCTCGTTAAAGAGTACGAAATCTACTCGACCTCTCTTTAAACTTTCAGCATCGTCAGCTGAAACATTCACTAGAACTGCACCATTTACAAATCTGTACTCATGTTTTGGATGTTCTCGATAAGTGTACCAATCTCCTCTAAAAGGAAATAAATCTTGGATATTTCGATCTAATTCATCTCTAGTTGTATGGCTTGAACTTACTTGCCAAGCAATAGTTGGTGAACCCATCATCTTTGGAAATTCAATTACCAAAGTAAACAAAATCACAGAAGCTAAGAAGGTTTTACCTGCTGCTCGATTTCCATATAAAAACATAGAGAAGAAATCTCTAGCTCTACCTGCTTTAAACTCCTGCATCCAATAAGCTGCCTTAACAGCAGGTTCATATTGAGTTTCTGTTAGGTATATAATTTTTCCTTCTTTAGGAGGATCTGGAGACCAGTTATTTGTAACTCTATCCCATCTTCCTCCACCTTTATAAATTACTTCTCCAGTGAGTTTTCTTTTCCAAACTACACAAAGATCAATATAGCGTGTGAGTTCTTTCTCTTCTTCATTTTCTAGAATTGATCTAAACTCTTCATGTGCTTTGGAAACTATCGTCATGACTGTACTGGTTTCTTAATCTCAATAGGAGCCTCGATATTGGAGATATCATCGGCTCCATCTACTTTTTGGATTCTTGTTATATAGTCTACAATCTTCTTTTGTTCAGATGCTTTATCTCGAATCATCCCTAACTTGCCAGCTAGATCAGATAAAAGCTTAACTTTGTTCTCTAGTGCCATTTTGTCATCTTTTACAATGGCTTCCATCGATGTCATCAAAACATCATTAGCCCACATCACTGCTTTGTGTGGTTCTCCTATTGGAGCTTTTGGTAAACTAGAAAAAATACTATTTAAAACTGCCTTACTACCTGTGTGAATCCTTGCTCTCTCTGCATTAAAAATGTCAGATTTAACCTTCTCAGCTATCATTCTCTCCTGATGTCCTGATAACCTTTTTCCATTCTCATCTTTCCTTGGCATTTCTGCTTCTCCTTTATCCTTAAATAGAAATCATAAGTCAGGGCGTCCTTTAAGGGTTCTTAATCTTTCAAGAACGAAAGGTCGCCAGGCTGTCCTTATAATCCATATAAAATCTCACCTTTTCAATGGTTGAACCTCTATATTAGACATCTGATATAGAATTCCAAATAGAATTCGTAGGCTGGGATTGTATATTTTAATATATTCTATTTGGAATTCTATATCAGTTTCATAAGCCAGAGATCATAACCTGGCACAGCATTTGCATAGTACTTTTTAATGAGGTTTTTATATGGTTTTAATCCCTTTTTAATACTTGGCATTAAAAATGCTAGGGATTTTTATAAAATTAAAAGAGAAATAAGTTTGGGCATGGGGTTCTCCAACTCCCTGATTATTTAATCAAGTCAAGAATACTTAGTTTCTCATATAGTATTGGCTCACTGGCCTGGACTTAAACCAGGATCGACCATGTTAACAGCATGTGGTTTTATATTAGTACTACCAGTGAATGAAAGGGTTGATAGATTCTTTCTGAAGGAGATCTCGGTGAATTTGAGAGGAGAAAGACAAGAAGAATTTCTGAAGAGCAGCAAGAATCTATCGTTTACAAAATACTTCATTTAAATCGGATTTGGCAAGGAATATTTTCATAAGGGGAATTTCATATAGAATCCCCCATTTCTCAGGATATAGAAATTTCTATATGGAATTTTTATATGGAATTTAATAAATATTTTGAGAAATGGAAATCGAGGGGAAGTATTTTCGATATAGAAAGTAGAAATATTTGATATAGAAATCGATTTTTAAAGAATTTTTGATGTGCAGCTTGTAGGAGAAAATTGATATAAAATATTTGCATTCTCGATTTGATATAGAAATTTCTATATGGGAATTTTCTGAATTTTTTATTTCAAAAATAATTTTTATCATCGATTTTTTATCAGAAGTTCCGAAAACCTAATTTCCCATATAGAAATAAGTCGATTTGGAGTTTTCTTAGTTCCATTCTTGGTTTTATGTGTTTTCGGAAATGAAAATCGAGACATTTTGATGTTTGAAGTTAGATAATCATTTTTTTTTTGATATACATAGTATAGAGAGAATTTAGTAATAATTATCTATAAGAATCAGTTACGATTTTTTATCTGGAAATTATTTATAAAATATTTTCTTGACATAAATCGAGATACTTCTTAATTTATAAATGTAAGGAAAAACCAAATGAACCTAATTCACAGAACCACACGAGAAAGATTACTAAAAGCAGTCCCTGAGTTACAGTTTTCATGCGCGAAGTGCTCAACACTTCATGATGAAGGCGCTCATATAAGATTCCTAGCTCATTATTGCTTTTCACCCTTCATTGATGAAGTTACAGGGTATAAGAGAGTAGGAGCCAGGACAGTTTCTTTATTAGCTGGACGATATAAGGATTTCTTTGGAGGAAGATTCAATTCAAAGAAAGTGTTGGATCACATTAATAATGAAGTCCTTCCAAAAGGGTTAGCTACCCTATATCTAGATTCCGAAGGTAGAGATTACACTTTCTGGGATGATTATTCAGAAGATTCCGAGGGAAAAAAAGTAAAAATCTCAGATTCTAGAGAAAGACAGGTGATTTTAGAGCTTTCGGATGAATTAAAATCGATAATTAATGATGAATTATCGGGTAAATATGATAGTGAGGATGAGGTTTATATTGATTCAGGGCTTATGAAATCAGAAAAGAAGGAGAGAGCTGCAATTTTAGCTGATAAAGAATCTGCAATGGAGATTGTGGAATTAATGGATTGTGAAATTGCCAAGAATATTGCTTTTTATATGAATAATTTGCCCAGCAATACCTTTTCTTCTTTAATGGAGAACGTTTCTGAAGCTGAGAGCTTTATAAAATCGCTCCCAGAAGATACTGAAGAGCAAAAAAATAGAAAATTACATCAACAGCTTACTTTAAGGGCAATTAAAGAACGTCCAGTTCCACTTTATCAACCAGTTAAGAACTCAGTAAGACTTTTTACTGAGGGTTCCTCATTACAAAATCTATCGAGACATGCAAGAGCCTTGATTCTACAAGGAACTTGGAATGCCGATCTTTCATCGGCTCAGCTAGCAATTATTGCCAATTTATGGAATATTCAAGAAGTTAAAGATTTCTTAAAAAGTGGAAGAAAATTATGGAAAGAACTTATTTCCTTTTATGGGTTTAATTGTGAGGTTTTATCTCCTGAGCTATATGAGGGAATGAAGGATATCTTAAAAAAATATGTATATTCTACCATATTTGGCATGGGGATCGGTTCACTAGTTGAAGGAAATGAAGGGTTGGAATTATCAGAAAAAGCTCAGAAAGAAGCAAAAAAACGCTGTGTAAAGAAAGTCAAGGGATTAAATAAGGAGCTTTCACAATTTGGAATTGATAAAGGTGGAGAGAAATTCCTTCAATTTCCACTTATCAAGGCAATTCTAGTTGCAAGAAAAAATGTCATCAAAACCATGCAAATGGTAGGTTCAGCTTACGATGCATTTGGTAAGAAAATCATTGTTAGACATGACAATGTCATCAAAGTAATGGCTGGAATTGCTCAATCTTATGAAATGAAAGTGATTTATCCAATATTTGAATTAGCAAGCTCCACAAAGGAATTTCGACCTATTCTTTATTTATTTGATGGCTGTGTAATCAAATTCTCATCCAAGCAAGAATACTGGATTGATAGAATCACCAAAGCAGTTGACCAGGTTGCAAAAGAATTAGAAATCGATACTTGCTTGGTCTGGACTGAGAATAAAGCAAATGAAGAAAATATTGAAATTCCTTCAAATAATCTTCCTTTGCCAATTTCATATCAAATTCCAGAGAAATTCCTTTATATTTCCTTTTTAGGGAATTATTCGGAGATTCCTGATGAACTAGTATGGAAAAGGGATATTCATCTGCCTGCAATAGAGAAATTTCTTAATGGAGAGGACAAATAAATGTTCAATCCCAAGGCAGAAAATAATAAAAATATTCAAAAAAAGATTGAACTTTTAGAAATTGTAAAAGCTAATCAATTTAATATCCCAGGGCCGAAAGTATCAGGAATCTATATCATTTATAATCTAGATAATGATAAATTCTATATCGGAAAAAGCACAGATGTACTTGCCAGATTAACCAGACATAAAAATTATTTATTTTCGAATTCTCATCGAAATAAAAAGATTCAAAATGATTTTAATAAAATGAAAAGCCCAGAATCATTTATAGGTTGTTTAATCGATGAGGTCGATAAAACCCAATTACAAGCTGCAGAAAGATATTATATTACTTATTTTGAAGCAAATATTATAGGATATAATAAACAAGTTCCTTCAGAGGAGGAGGAAAAATAAATGCTAACCTTAATAATTCTTTACTGTCTTCAATACGCAACAGCTTTCCTAGGATTACTAGTGATATTCTTTTTAGGAGCTGAAGCCTTGGAATTTCTAATTAAGAAATCCATTAAAATAATCAATTCCATCTATCTATTTCTAGAAAATGCTCTAAATAATCACTAATAATTAGGTTTTAAAAGCAAAAGCCGTCTAGAAATTAATCTAGACGGCTTTTTTCATGACTTACCCACCAAAAAGAAAAAGCGAGGGAACCACTCCTCGCTTTTAACCAAATGAATCTCGAAGAATTACGAGACAAAATAAATATAATTATTTGTTTGTTTAATGTCAAGCAAAAGATATAATTTGTACAGGAGAAAGAAATGACAAAGAAAAGCAACAACGAGACTGGTTTTAGCTTGATTAATACTGGAATTCTGAAAAATAAAAGAAAAAAGGGAAAAACTCAGCTGCAATATTCAGTTCACATTGCAATTACTGAAGAAATGAAGGATTTCCTTGTTCTACAAGAGAAAAACGGCAAGGATAAAGGAGAATTTATAAGAGAACTCCTAAAAAAAGAGATAGAACTAGCTAAAGATAAAGTAGAAGATGTTGAGAGATTATTTGGCTTTACTTCAATATTTGGTACACATCGAATTATTACTGACCTCAGCCAAGAAAATGATGATGATCTTCCAGAATATGAAAGAGAAAAGGGTCTATAATGAGAGATATGTGGGATCATCCCTTATATAAAGAGGATCATGCTTCTGATTTAATTTATGCTTGCGAATGTAATAAAGTTCCATATTGGGATTTGCAAGAAATTCTATTAGAAATTACTGGAGAGAATGATGGAGAAGACTGGCACTGGATTGTAAAATCAGAAACTGGCTTTGCTTATATTCATGGAGGCTGTGATTATACAGGCTGGGATTGTCAGTCAAATGCTGAGAGGTTTGATGCAGATTCTCTAAAGAATTGTTTGATTTTAGTTGGGCAAGATGAAAGAAGGATCTTTGAAGAAATGATTAAAAACGAAGTAAAAGCAGTGCCAGCTACTAAAAGAGATACCTCATGGATTAATCCATGGATGAATAGAGGAGATGAATAAAAATGACCGTAAAAGATCTAAAAAACATAATTAATGGTTCAGATGATAATGCAGTAATCACTTTTAATGGTAAGGAGTGTGAACTTGAGATTTCTTTAACAAAAACATATAAGAAATCAGCAGTTGGAGCTTTCGAATACACCCTTGACATTAAAACTAATACAGGACCTGTTTATAGAAGTCCTGAGAAAACTCCAGTTAATGTTTCAAATATTTCATTCTCTGGAAGTTATGGTGATAAATGACAATTTCTCAAGCTGTAAGTGATTTAGAAGTTAAATATATTGATGCTCAACCAACAACTAAACAAAAGGTAAGTTCATTTTATCAAGGCGGCCAAGTAGGAATAATCGTGGATTTATTTTCACAATTGGAACTAGAAAAACAGATGGTTCTATTACATTTTCTAGCTGGAAGCTTTGGATTCTATTTGAAAGAGAAACAACAATGAATCTTCCATCTGAACACAAGACAGAGTTTTTTAATCTTTATTTTGCGATAGAAGAGAAAATAAAGAATCTAGACCATCCAGAGGATGGAATTAAATATTCTGAGATTGATGATTCTAATAAAAAACTTGTATTCTATTTCAAAGATGAGAAGGGAACGTATAAATACTCTTATAGTATTTGTTTAACTTTTAATCTTTTTTCTCAAGGAAAACAACAATGATGACAAGATTCTTTGTTAGCTTGGCTGACGCAGTAGATTATTTAATTCTTGATAAAAAAGCAGTCCACTGTACCTCTGAAACAGTAGAGGAACTTGATAATCTATCTGGTTTAGATTGGGATAATTGTCAGTATTTACAAATTCCAGATAGAATGTTGGAGATTTCCTCTACTCCCCTTGCCTTTGGAAAAAGAGTAAAAGTTACTCCTTTTGATATAGCCTACGGCTGGTTGAAGTTATCCCAAGCACCAATTAAAGAATACGATTCTGGTTATGGATCAGGAGGTTTTGTTGGAGCTTGGTCTGAGGAAATTTATAGATCAGCTCAATATGCAGAGCTAGCTTGTCTTTGTATGAGAATGAAAATGGAGTATGGAAATAATGAATCTTTTGTTTCTGGACCTTATAATGGCAGTTTACAAGGGGCAATTATAGCTTGGAACTTCATGTACAACCAATTTAATACCTCCTACCATTATAATAAAGCTCTGAGCAATAGATATTACGAAGAACTGAACGAACTTATTAAATAAAAATAAATTCTATTTCATTCTATAAGATCTGCCATCTGATTAACCTTGGATGGCAGATCTTTTTGTTTGTACTTATGTCTTATGTGTTTTCGGAAATGAAAATCGACTCCTTCTGCCATCCCAAGCTAACTAATCATTTTTTTTTTGATATACATAGTATAGAGAGATTTAGTAAGAATTATCTATTAACTATCTAAGATGATTTCTTTCTCATTTTCATAATGCCGCCCTATAATAAGTAAGGAGAAAAATAATCAAATGATTAATCCTTTAAATACTAGGTCTTCATTAGGACCTATGTTAGATAACCTTCGTAATGGATTATTTGGAGGAAGTCCTGATCCAGGACGGATAGAAGCAATGCTAGTTAAATATATGGATGTTGTTTTAGGTAAGGATAGACGAGCAAAAAACCTTACTGAGGAAGAAGTAAAAGTCATGTTTTATCGATATTTTGGTAGCCAGGCTTATGAAGCATATGATAAAGAAATCGATGAAATTAAATTAAAGGTCCATGAAAGTGAAGAAGCAGCATCAGTTTATATGACTGATGATGGAGAAGAATTGCTCAAATTTAAAGATGGAGCTAAAGCTTTGGTTAGGGGTTTTAGAAGAAAATTAATGCCTTGGGATGCTGTTTCTCGTTATATGAACCTTACTCCTAGACAATGCAAAGCTAGATTTGATAGCGGGAGAAAGAAATTATGCACCATCGATTAAATAAAGGTTCAACCTTTATATTAATAAGGTAGAAAATTATTGTTTTGACATAAAAAATAATTTAGTTGTATTTGTTTTTTTATGAAAAAACTTCTTCTATTTCTTTCTTTAGTAATTTCTGCTTGTGGACTTCAAGATAGAAATTGTGATGACCAAATTATTAACTCCACACCTGATATGGCACCATCGAAGGATATGAGTTCGCAAGCAGATCTTTCAAAACCTGCTTTTACTTGTACAGATAAAACTAGGTTTGACCCTGATAAAATCATCATCAGAAATTCTTATTTAACCGACTCTAAGGAATGGCTGTTTGATTGTAAGCTAAACACTTACTGCCAAAAATATAAGCCTGGCAATGAAAATAATAGTTACTGCTGGCCATATTATGATGGGCAAGATTGGAATAAAGATGATACCAACTCTCATTTTTTTGATGACCAGCTTATCAAAATTTATTCTGGAGTGGTTTATAGAACCATTCAAGAGGGCGCTTTTATTAAGGGTTCTATATTAGGAGATTCAAATTATTATATTTTTGATCCTTATACGTATGGTGACAAGATTTATTTTATTGGTGACATTTTATATAAATTCTAAGCTGTAGATAAAGAAAAAGCCACCCTAGATTAATTTCTAGGGTGGCTTTTATAGTTTTTATATGAGGAATTTAGTAGACAGGTTCAGCTTCTAGCATCAATTTATACTTGATTTTTCTTGAGGTTCCCTTTTCATCTATAAATTCAACTCCAAACTTAGTTTCTGCATATGAAGGACCTTCTAAATCCAGAACTATAAATCTTGAAATACTTTCCAATTTTGATAAAAGTGCAGCGGTAATTTCTTCCTTGTAATTGATTTTCATTTATTTTCTCCTTGGTTTTGCTTTCTTAATTCCCACCCAATCCGGCCATTGGTTCTCTAAAATATCAGTTGGTACGTGGTTTCGACAATCATAAGATGAACAGTAAATTGCGAAATCTTTATCAAACTGAGGTTCTGTCTGAACAATTGGGAAGTCGCAATCTAAACAAGAAATATTTGGTAGTAGCTTTGCAAGTTTCATTATTCTGATCTTCCTTTAACTTTATCAGGTTTAAGAGTCAACGAGTAATCTTGACCATCACCAATATTAACTCCAACTGTAATTCCTTCATTGTAATAACGATCTGAGACCAGAGCATCAATTACTACTTTAAAGCTGGAATTTAGTTTTTGCCTTTTCATTTTCTTTCTCCTGAAATAATTATACAGCAATTTCTTGTAAAGAAATATTTTTAATTTCTATATCAATTTGAAAATGGAAATATTTTATATGGATTTTCTCTGACAAGGTGCAGTTCAAATTATATTACCTTGAAATAACCTGATATAAAATATTTGCATTTCTATATCAAAATACTTCCAGGTCGATTTCCATTTTCAATTTTCTATTTCAAATTCTATATCAGCGGCTTCTAAGAAAGATTTTATATCGGCGGCTGTTAAGAAAATCCTAATAAATACTCTCTATAAATATTCTTACTAAATCTCTCTATACTATGTATATCAAAAAAAAATATGTTATTCAGTATAGAACTAGATATTGAAATAGAAATAATTTCCGAAAACACATAAGACCTGTAGTGGGATTAAGAGATGTGGCATTCGATGTCAATCAAATACCACACCTTAATAATTGAAATAGAATTTTTATTGAGAAGGATTTTTAGGAGAGATGTGAGAGAGAATAGTGGTGGTGTGCTCTAGTAAAGTGTCAAGTCGATTTCCCATCGATGAGGAGAAATCCTTGCTCTGCAAGGCAATTGCTTCAACCATTGCCTTGGAATGTTCTTGAGTCATATTCATAATACTGGCGGCCTGGCCTACAATTCTCTCATTCGATTTTGTCATATCAGCAATTATTTTCTCATTGGAAGCCGTCATCGAACTGATTATTTCTTTATTTGCGCCTTGTAAATCCTCATACATTTCTTTATTTGCAGAGAATCTAGCTTCTGATTCTTGCTTGAATTTATCAACTACGTTCGCAATATTTTCATTGTGCTTATCTACAATTGATTCAATTGCAGCTCCCTGTTTAGGAAGGTACTGATAAAAGAAATAATACATCATCAGAGCAATTAAACCAAAGGGTCCGTATTGTTTTAGGACATCGATTATACTTAAGTCAACCATTTGTAAATCCTTACTGAGTTAATCTCCAAGTGCAAAATAAATCAACTGCGCTTGATGTTAAACTGTTAACCATCTTTAAGGACATTCTAGTTCCTGACCCAGTTGAAACTACGTTGGTAGTATCAGAACAAGAAGTTGCAGTATTTGAAATGGTGCAAGTTTCTGCGCTGTCAACCCAAGTTGCTCCTTCATCAGTAGAAGTTCCAACCGTAGCTATAACAGAATCTCCAGTTCCAGGTGCAGTTAAAACACCACAGGTCAAACCTCTAATCTTAGCTCCAATATAAGGAACTTTACCTAGAGAAATTCTAGTAGCTGAATCTGTAGCTGTGCCAGGTAATCCAAGGTATCTAGTTGAATTCATAGTCAGGGCAACGGCTTCTGCTGAAAACATTCCTGAATAGATATTTGTTAGTGTCACACCAGGAATATCTGATGTATCAATTACTCTGAAGCTAGCAGCACCAGTTCCTCCAGTTGGAGAAGCAAAGAATTTATTAATAGTTATTGAAGTATTGTCTTGTCCAGTTCCACCTTTAGTTTTATCGACTACAGGAAGATCAGCAGTTACCATGGCTCTTGCTAATAGAGGACCAGCAGAACCAGATGCAGGACCAGCAATTATATAATTAATTGGAGTTGAACTTGAATCAAACCCAAGACCACCTGAAGAACCTGGCAATGGTCCCCAACCTGAAGCATAGAACTGAAACTTTCCAGTGGAAGTATTAAAATAAACATCACCATTGGAAGCTGAGCCTGGAGCTGTAGCTTTGGGATTAAACCTTAAAGCTGTGTTGGTTCTTATCTGAACTCCAGAAACGTCAGTAACATACAATTGTCCATCTCCAGTTAAGGAATAAACACATACTTTTCCTGCTGGGCAAGATACTGAAGCTTTAGGTGTGAGAACAATTGATTCAGTTGAAAGTGGAAATGCTTTTACAGTTGATGGAGCTGCTAAAAGAGCAACTCCTAATGATATAGAAGTTAGTAATTTTTTCATGTTGTTATCCTTTTCTTAAGCCTGAGCTACCCAATCAATGGCTCCAGAATAGGTTCCAGAGGTGTTGATGGTAAAACCATTCATTGTTTTATTACTATAACCAGTAACAGGAATTGCTGAGGTTACTGTATCAATTGATGGAGTAAGAGTTATTTCGTAGGTTGAGCTTGTAAATGGAGTTGTAAAGTTGATAACAAGACTTTCCTGAGCACTGAATGGAGCACTTCCTTTGGCAAAAACTCCATTGCCTGGACTTAAATAAGTAGCTGCAGCTGTCCAAGCCCAGCTATAGGTTGTTACTAAATCATCTAAAAGCAAAGGTCCAGCTACAGCTGGAACAACTCCACTAAGAATTCTACCATCTGGGAAAATCAAGTTCCAGATTAACGGAGGAGACAGAGGATGAGTTTCAGTTGAATAAGGGAGCACGAAAGTAAAAGTACCAGTGCCATCAGTTAATGTGGTTCTGCCATAACTATAAGCATCAGTTGTAATTATTCCCTTAGAGAATAATCTATAACTTCCACCTATCAATTCGAAGATTGTATTTGAAGATGGAACTGCCAACATGGTTAAACCACTTAATCCAGCGGCAGTATTCGAGGCTGTGTAATATTGTAATTTGTCTGTTATTGTACAGGGCATTGTTTATTTTCCTTTTTTAAGTTTGTCTTCCGAAGATGGCAAATGAAAGCTCAACATTTCCAGGTGTAAATTCTTTGGCTCCAGTTGATTTCCAAATATCAATAATAAGAGTTGAGGATGTCTGTATATGCACCAGAGGCACTAGAACCTGAAATGCCACTCCAGTGTTATTAATTGATGCAGTAGCAGAAAATGCTATGCTAGTCATAGCATCGTTTAAGGTTATTAATATTCCGGGGCTACCCAGTGTATCGGTCCATGCAATCGTGCAACCGATGCCATCAGTACTAGATAAAGCTGTACCAGCAACATCAAATTGTGCAAAGCCCCAGGCTTTGCACTGATTTCCATTAATTGCTAAATTATTAATTGAGGTTGCAGCAGTTGGATATCCAATGCTACCACCAGTAAAAGTCACTGAGTCTGTATTTAATGTGTGTCCTGTAGCAATTGTAAGGTCCCCACTGAAAATGGTATTTCCACTTACAGTAAGAGAACCTGCAGCTGGAGCTACTATATTTCCTCCAGTACCATCAATAGTCAGAGCTTTTAAACTGTAAGTTCCATTGATGATTCTATTGATAGCATCTTGAATTGCATTTAAATCCATACTTTTAATTGGTGGGGCACCATCGAAAGTATAAGTTGTAAGCGGTGTATTAGGCCACAAGTGTTTTTCTCTTTCTTACCTCTTGACTTTACTAACTACCTAAGATACTTTCATTAAGAGGTATAAAAATGAAATTATCTGAACTTCTTTCCAAGGTCGAGCTTATCACAATTAACAAGCGCCAACCCGGCATCTATGTTATTTTTTCCATTATAACTGAAAAAATTTATGTTGGTCAAACAAAACAAGACTTTAATAAAAGATGGCACCAACACTGTTACAGACTGAAACAAAACAAAAAAGCAAATAACCAACTACAAAATATTTATAACAAATACGGAAAAGACAATTTAAAGTTCTTGCCTATAGAAAATTGCTCCGTCGATCAACTCTCTGAAAGAGAAGCATTCTATATAGAATTACTTAAAGAATCCTGCATTAATGAAGCTCCTGTTGGAGAAAGTTTTAATGGTTCTCCTGAATATAAAAAAGCACAGTCAGAGCGAATGAAAAAGTATTATCAAGACAATCCTGAAAAAATTAATAAAGGAATTATGCTAGAAAGTAAAAAATATTGGAATTCTGAAGAGGGGCAGATTAGAAAGTTGCAGCAATCGATTGAAAGAAAAGGAAAGAAATTGCCCCCAATGAAAGAAGAACAAAAGGAAAAGCTCAGAGAAGCTAGATTAGGAACTTCTTTATCGGAGGAAACAAAGCAAAAGATAAGCAGGGCTAGTAAAGGAAGGAAACATTCTCCAGAAGCAATTCAAAAAATGAAAGACAGAGCTATGGAAATTTGGAGAAAAAGAAAAGAAATCCTTTCTTAATTCCTTTTTATTCTTTTTCTATTTGTTCAATCGAGACTTTTAGAAGTTGTTTAAACCCTGGACATTGCTTTCCCATAAGTTCAAGCATAGAAACGCACTCATTAAAAGTAGAAATTGCAGCTTCTCTATCCTCTTCTTTAGCGCCTGCAGCTTGTAAATTAACAAATGTCAAACATAAATCTTTAATTCTTATTTCGACTTCTTTAAGTAATTTTTCGTACATGCCTAGAGAATAACAAAATTCTGCAGTTTTCAACATTTGTAAATCTCATAATAAACTTTTACTAAAACCATCTCTATATAAAATTTTATATCAGATAACTTCTGAAAGGTGCAGTTCAAAAAATTTCTTCTAGAAATAACCTGATATAAAATATTTGCATTTCTATATAAAAATTCACTCTCCTTCGAAGTCATTTTAACTTGGGAAACAAGCGTCAGGCAGTGCTCTAACGTTATCGGGAAAAATTGCTAGAGGCGAGTGCCGAATTATAGTTCCATTACCTCCAACCATCCACATTACATTGGGAGATTTCAACCAGGAGCCGAATAATCCTTCAGTTGTAGATGTAACATCTGCTTCAGTAAAGGCAGAATCGTAAGGTCCTTTATGGAAAACATGACCACCACTAGCTCCAATCCATACATCATCAAGGTCTTCAAATGACATTGCCACAGTGTTTAAAGTATAACCTCCAGCTAGTGTTTGAGAAGTCCATGAAATTCCATCCCAATGAATGACAGTTCCATTAACTCCAACTGCATAAATATTGTTAGGTCCATCACCAGAAATTGATAAAAGTTCATTTGCAGTTGGACTTGTAACAGATGTGAAGTTTATTCCATCTGTGCTTCTGATTATTACTCCACCAACACCAACCGCCCAGATGTCAGTTTTATTTGAGAAATCAGAAGTGTAGATTCCATTTAGATCATTTGCTATCGGGCTTGTTAAAAGTGTTGAGGTTGCATCTTTTACATAATAAATAACCCCACCAGTTCCCACAATAATTGCAGTCTTGTCATCAAAAACAGCAACATCTTTGAAATCTGAAGCTGTAGTTATAGCTTGCTTAAACCAGCCAAGACCTCTATTAATTAATACCTCACCTGCAATTCCAACCGAATAGATATTTTGTAAGGAGGTTCCTTTGATTGAGCTCATTGAAAACCCAGCTGATAAAGCTGTATCTAAAAACCAATACGCTCCATCAAATTTTAAGATATTCCCAGCAGCAGTTGATATAAATATGTCTGAGGTTCCAATTCCCCATACTCCTAATAAATCTGATACATCACCTGTATTATTTGGGTAGTCGATGAGAACTGTTTTCTCTTCAAAATATCCAGAATTTACAACTGTATGTGCTGGCTTTATCTTTTTTAAAAGTAAGTCAGCTCCTTGAATGTCTGGGTTGGAACCTAATAAAGTAGTTTCTGCTAAAGGATTCCAAAAAAACATTGAAGAAGACAAGCCCTCACCAATCTTTGGAGGAGTTGCTCTTCCCATTCCCTCAGCAAATAAAGTGGGATTTCTAAAATAAAAAGAAGTTCCAACTGTGGAAAACTGTACGCTCCATTTTTGCCAGACATTATTTGAAATAAGCTTTGAAGGAATATTTGCATATTGCTTCAAATAAATTTTAATAGGAACAAAGTCAAAATCAGCAAAAGCTGGAAATGGAGCATCTGAACTACCATAAATAAGAGGAAAAATACCAAAGCTGACTGGAGAAATAGTGATTCTAAGATCTCTTAAATCTAGACCGAAGTAATCAAAAGATAAGATGACGCCTGTATCTGTGGTTATGAAATCATCTACATTTGTTAAATCTAGGGTAAGAGTAACAGGAGATCCCATTACAATATGAATGCTTCCTGAGTCATGAAATCCATAAGAATGAAGAGCTCTTAGATTATCTCGGTTGGGCTCTACAATTCTTATTCTCTGAGCAAGTTGATATTTATAAAAAGGTTCTATTGCCGCTCGAAAATCTTCCAATGAGAAGCTTCCAGAACCTCTTAGAGTTCCTATTATTTGATTTCTTCTTTGATTCGTACTCCCTAAAAGTGCAGTTCTAGTGCCAATTAATCCAGCTGCAATTTCCCAATCTGGAATATCTTGAACGATTGTAAAAGGATTTATTTCCAAGAAAAGCTGGTCTACAGTATCAAATCCATACCGTTTTACCATCTGGGATAAGGCTGTGAATAGCCTTGAGATTTTAGCTTCTGGGGTTTCTAAATCATAGAAATCTGTAGACCCAGCTGGTAAAGCTTGTATAAGTAATTCTCGAACTTCTGCTAGTGAAATCGACATGTTAATTTTCCTTTTTTATTATACACCAAATAGAGACATTCTTCCAAAATGTACATAGGCAATTTCTGGGGTTCCTAAATCAAAAGTTAGGTAGTCGTTAGCATTTGCAGAAACTGGAGTCTGAATTAAAATACCAATACCAGGCTGGCTTAGGGATCTTTGTTCCCCGACTTCTGGGATATTAAATAAATAAGAAGTTCCTGCAGCATCTTTGGCATCTAGAGCGATTTGTGCTAGATTGCCAATTGTTACATTGGAAGCCCAGAAATCAAAAGGGTCTGCAAATCCACTTACTCTGGAAGGTCCTAAATTATTTATGTAATCTAGAATTGCAGTGAGCACAGGTAAAGTCGCAGGAGAACCTGCATTTACTTTATCATTGGTAAAATCCAAGATTGAGAATAAAGGGGTTAAAGTATCTTCTAGGATTGTGAATTGAGTAGAACCAGTATGATTAACCACCGTTAAAATATAAGGTAACTCCCTACTTTTATAAGAAGCATAAGCAATAGTTGGGAAAATCCCACTTAGTAATCCGATGTCTACAGCTGCTGCAAGAGCGGGGCAGGAACTCATAGTTAGAACCTTAGTACCTGTATTGTAAGCTGAAGGCTGAAAAGGAACTCCTCCATCATCCCAAGTAAAATTATAAGAGGGAGAATTTAGGTTTGCAGTTACAATTACTCCCATCCAATTAGCATCTAACATTGAAGGTACTTTTACATAAGCCTTGGCTGTAACTGGACGTTTGGAATTGATATAAGCCTGAACAGCAGCTAATTTCATAGCTCCTATTGCAGCTCTAGTTTGTCCGCTTCCAGGTTGAGTAATATAAATATCAACTGAACCAGATCCTGATTTAAGGGGATAAATGTAGGCTCTATCAATGCCATTTGATACTCCTAGAGCATTTACAGATTCCTCAGCCCAGACTCTATAATCAGCTGCTGTCCCACCTTTTGGAGGATTTCTAATCTTGAATAAAATTCGATCAAGTAATTCTGCATCAGTCTCTTCATCTTCTCCACCAATAAGAGGATTGATAAGGGTAACTGTAGGATTAGCTCCTGCTGGAGGAGATTGCCAAGTTAGTATAGACCCAGCTGGTAAATTGCCAGCTAATCCAGCAGTAACTGCTGAGAAAATTCCAACTAAAGAAGTTGTAGGTGCTGGACTTAGAAATACGTTTGCATCTAAAGTTACTATAATCTGAGTTGTGGAATCTACAAGTGTCAAACCATTAGTAAAGGTCGTACCAGTAATTCCTATTACGTTTCCAGTGCCACCTGAAGCTGGGAATTCTCCCCTTCTTCCATATCCACCTTTTCCATTTGATACTCCAAATACGAACGCCCAATTATCTAATCCTATACTAGAGGTTTTACTATTAGGTGGACTTTCATTATCTGCGATTAAAACTGATTCATTCCATGCGGTTATTTCAGCAGCGAAAATTCTTGCTAGTAAACCTAGAAATGAATCTGTTGAAAGATCTTCTGCTGGAAATTGAATTCGAAAATAGCTTAATGCTTGTTCTAGAACTTCATTTTCTGAAGGTAGTGATATTGCCATGTTTATTTATTCCTTTAAAATCTTATTGATGTGCTGTAAGAATCAACAGGGTCTGACCAATTAATAGTTAAATTCCAAGTACCAACCTTCACTCTAGTAGCGTCAGCACTAAAAGATTTGATAACCAAGCTGTCTACTGCAGGTTGAATCGCTTGCTCTGAATATGAAATCAGTTGACTTCTAGTTGTAGTAATGTCCTGTTTTACAGTGTAGAGCAAGCTTCCTCTCGTACCAGCTGTATCCCAATAATATTGACCTTTTCTTGAAATCATAAGGGAAAGTACAGTGTGAGCCCTTGTATTTCCAAATATAGGATTTCCCTTATTTGCTCCCTTTGTTGACCAAGCTATATCAAATTTGCCATTTGATTCATTTTTTGTAAGCTCAATGTCTGAGCCAGTGTGTTGAAAAGCCATGTTTTTATTCTTTATCTTTCTCCGCTTTTTAAAAGTTCTATTTCAATTTATAAGACATAATATAAGTTTGAGGTCGAATCCTAGATATTCTTGTTTGTACTTAGGTCTTATGTGTTTTCGGAAATGAAAAGTGACATCGTTGTTAACTCCACACGATGTAATCATTTTTTTTTTGATATACATAGTATAGAGGAATTATCTAAGAAATTATCTATATGGAATTTATTGAGAATTTTATGCAAGTGCATGATCAGCACCCTCATAAATTGTCGAGTCAACCTCAACATCGTAAGGAATTACTGGAGCGGCTGGAATAGAAACTGAGCCAGCAATTACTGTGAAGCTAAATAGAATTGTCTGAGAACCATCGGGATTTACAACGTAGTGCGTTAAAGTAAAGCCAGGAGGAGTTCCAGGAACAACTACATATGTAGTTCTGAGTGTAACTTTTGCATGGTCATCAACCCTTGCAATCTTTTTAGAGCCGCCGTTAAGAATAATATCAGCTTTAGTTCCAGAGCTATTTTCTCCACTATCTAAAGTTGCATCTCCATTTTTCTTAAATCTGAGCAGCTGTTTAAACATTGAGAAAAAAGAAGATTCCCCTTCTTCCAAATCTGTAGGTCCATACTTAATATTTTCACTTGCAACTTGTACTTTATTTCCAAGGGCAGCATTTACTGAGAGCTCAATGCTTTCAGAGCCATAAGGAGGTAAAGATCTCATTCCATAACTTGCCATTCTCCTTACTCCAATTTGATATTGAGGATCATTAGGTCCTACTTTATGTCCTTGAACTTGATCATAACCACTTTTATCTGGGGTTGCTGTTATATAATATTGGATTGTCCCCCTCATCATTTCTACTAGAGATGAGAACTTCGTATTAAAGTAGTCTATAAATTCGCTTGGCATGATTTTCTCCTATCTCGCAATGGTTGGTGTATTCGGAACAATTTGAACTGGAACTAATAAGTTGGGGTATTTAAGGTGTAGCTCAGCAATATCTCCCTGTGGAGTTCTTTCTAAGCGTACAAAAGCTAAATAAAGATTCTGAACTATATCATTCACAGTATCATTAACCTGGACCATAGTATCTGGAGTCCAGAATTTTCCTTGTTGTTGATGACCCCTCACTCGATAAATGAAAGTAGAAGCATCAAAAAGTCCTCTTCCTAATTTCCATTTAGCGGCGACGTTTGCATACCCAGATTCATAAAGCTCGCCTTCAGTATAAGAAAGATTGTGAGTGAAAGGTAAAATCCTAGAATTAGAAGCATAGCCTCTGAATTTTCCTGTATTAGGATCATCTGGATTTGGAGTTAAATTTAAGACTGTTTCTCCAACTACAGTTACGTTTGTATAGACAGAGTCTATCTTTTCCTGAATCCTTATATTTAAAACGTTATTTTTTACTCTTTGGTTATCGTCATGATAATCCAGTCTATATGAAGGATTCTGTGCATAATCTGGAGTAAAAACTTGAAAAGCCCCGTCTGGAGTTATATTACAAAGTCTTCCAAAGTTCTTGGCATATTTAAGTAAAAGTGAGGCATTTGTCATTCCAGGTTCTGTTTGAATCCTATAGACAAGTAAACCACCTACAGCTGCGGCTTGTAATTCTCCTTGTCTACCCTTGACCAATCCCTGTCTTATCTTTCTTGAGGTAGCTGCATCAGTGGTTAAATTCAAGGTTCCATCTGCATTTACAAAGCCCCAAGTGGAATCTCCAGCATATTTTTTAAATAAATCAACATAAGTTCCTGTAGTTATTTGCTGCCAAACCTCTGGACAATTGTTAAGTAGATACCATCCTTTATCAAAACAGTTCAATTGTATTACAGAACCACGGTCTATATCACTAATTCTCTGTCTATTAACGATTAACCCATCGTACATTTGTACTTGAGCACCATTTTGAACATTAGGATTGGACGCGAAGACCTTTAGGGGTTGGCCTGGAACTAGAATATTTTTCCACTTTTTCTTGGGATCTGGAACAGTTATCGAGAAAGGATCTCCTAAATTGAGAATATCAAAGGCCAAACTAAAAGAAGTGATCTTATCTACCTCATAAGTAGTTCCATTAGGAGCTTTTACTTGAATGGTAATTTTAGTAGTCTGGTCTTTGCTATTAGTTTGGTATATCATTTTAACTAACTCTTACTTGAGGAACTGTTGGTGAGCTTACTTTTAGTATAGTTCCCATTGAAACAGCTCCTGGATTGAAAATGGTATTTAATAAAAGTATTTCTGGGACTTTACTTTGTGCATCTTTTCCATATAGAAGAACTGCGATTGTTCTTACTGACATCGTGGATGGAACTGTAAAAGTTACTATCGGGGGTTTACTAAGTAAAATCGCATTGTAAGTATCTTGAGCTAGAGATTGTGTTTGCTTCACATTATCAATCAGCGGCCAAAGAGAAGAATCACTGGTTCTTATAGAAATTGCCAGGTTTTTGATATAAGAAATTGTTGCATCTCCACTTGATTTTACCTGTCTCAGCTGATTAATTAAAGCTGGTACTTGATAAACAGAAGCTGCAGCTGAGTTTGCAAACTGAATAAAAGAATTAGAAATTGAAATAAATTTTGCAATTACATCCCTTAAAAGAAATCTTGCTTGAAATGATAGGACAACTGCAGTTCCAGCAATTGAAGTTCCATTACTTAAAACAGTGAGATTTGTTAGCTTTCCTTGCATTGCTGCAATTCTAGCTTGGGGACTTACAGTTGTAGCATTTAAAGAAGAATCAACTGAATCTTCAATAAAGCTGATTGTAAAATCAAGGGCATTCTTAGCATTTGCAGGATCTTCTTTTGCTTGTAAAACTTCACAAGCAACTTGTACTTTTCCAAATCTAGGATGGATTAATAATCCCCTAGGATCATCAAAGATGGAACTTTCTAGTTGTTTATATCGATTGGTAACTTGATCTAGAAAAACACACTTGAAGCTGAATTTTCTTTGATCAGCTCCCATTGGTTCAACTTCTCCACCATTTCTTTTTAAATATTTATGATTCGCTAATCTGATAGGAGAAACGTCATTCCATTGCTCTAGAGTTCCATGTAAAATAATATCCTTGAATTGAAAGGTTTCACCATCAATTAATACGGTTTTAATACTTGCCATTTTTATTGTGCTCCTGCTGATGGGGTTCTAGTATGAGAATCTGGTGGACGTAGTGTTTGTATGAGCTGGTCTAACAAGGCATTAGTTTTCTTTTGTTCTTCCAGAGCTTCTTTTTCTAGACCTTTTTCTTTGAGTTCTTGAACTCTTTCTTCAGAGTTTACCACGTCTCTAGCTGAAACTGAAACTATGTCGTCCTCACTGTGTGGGCCTTCATTAGGATCAAAGGCTCCTGCAAGTCCAGAAAAACTTGTACTATGTTCATATTCTCTTTCAAATTGAGGTCTAAGATCTAAAGGCAGTCTTGAGAGGATTCTACCCCTTGCTTCTTGTGCTTTTATAAATGCACTTGCTACCTTTCCTTCCTTATAAATACCGAGTCCCTTATTTCCTTGCTCTCTTAAATACTTTTCTTGTGCTCTTTCTGTAATCTCAGATTGCACAGCTGGAGAATCTCCAGCAGTAAAAGGTTCAGGTGGGTATTCTGCCTTTCCTCCTTTTCCTAGCTTAGAATAATCAGCAATTCCCAGCAATGTTTTAGCGCCATGTCTATCTCCAATAAGATTAGTTAGCATAGCTTCCGCTACTCCTGGTTTTCCCCCTGCCTTTTTTCTGATATAATCGATTAATTTTCCTAATGCTTCAAGCCTAATATTTCCGTCCTCATCATAAATATCGAATTTCTTCCCATGATTAAATTCAAATCTCTGAATTTGGTTTTGAGAGCCCTTTATAATTCCAAGAGCTTTTCCATATTCATCTGCAGCTCTTTGAGGATTTGCTCTTTTATTAAACTCAACTTGTAAATCAAGCGCTCTCTGTCGATCTTCTGTAGTTTTAAAGCTGTAGCCCTTCAAATTATCCGCATTTTGAACAAGTTGTCTTTCAAAGAGCAAAGGAGAAATCCCAGCTTTTTTCGCAGATTCACTGAGCTGAGTATAGAAATTCCCTAATTCTTTTTCAGGAACTTTAAGAATATTGGTAAAAACCTTAGCTCCAGCCCCTGCTTCTTGAAGAGTTATCCCTAAGTTTTTTGCATGTTTAGCTATAGACTCTGTAGCTTCTGCTGCTTCTTTATAACGTCCAGTGGCATCTCCTAGGTCTAGAGCTGCTTTTCCTACTTCTTCTGGTTTAAACCCAGTTGTCAAGCTCAGATTACTTAATTTGGAATTTAAATAAGAAATTGGTAATTGTCCACCAGATCTCCTATTTATTAGGTCCACACTATCTCTAAACTCAAGTTGTTTTCCTAATGTGTCATGTATAGAAAGATCACCCTTGACGTTGTTCAATTTTCTAAACTCATCATTTAGCTGCTTAACACCAGCAACTATAGTCGTAAGTCCTACACCTAGAAAAGTAGCAGAAGACAGTACTTTTTGAAATCCCTCTACAACCTCGTTTACACCATCAATTCCTATTTCAATCTTTGCTTTTTTGTCAGCCATTTTATTTACCTATCATTTCTACTGCCCGCTTTATTGCATAAAATCTCCACATATTTGCATCATGAATCTTCCTTAAAGGCTTCCCGAACCAATCTTGAGCAGTAGAATTCCTTATTTTCTCGATTAGCATCGGTCGGGATATTATTTTTTTACTGCTTCAGCCGTTAATTCATCCAGTTCTTCTGCACTCAATTCATCTGGAAATTCTTCTTTTATATACCTATCATAAGCTCTGGACACTTGAATGATGGTTTCTGTAGTTAAACCTTTCTTAAAAAGTGCTACATCCTTATCAAAAAGTCGTTTTCTTATATCATCTGGATCATAAATACAAAAAATGAATTGCCAGATTTTATGTTCTAGAGCTCTGGTTTCCTCAGAGATTGCAACAGGAGAATCTTTAAATTCTTCTTTTAAAGCTTCCTCTGCTTTTTCATGGATTCTGCGTCGTTCTACTTCAGATAAAATTCTGAAAATTCCCTTTATCTTGTATGTTTCTTGGCCTTCAACCCCATCTTTTAAAAGTCGAATTGTTACTTCTTTTCCAATTAAAGGTTCACCTGGTGTTTGACTGAATATCTCTCCTAGTTTCATTTTCTATTTCTCCTAATATATCGGAATTGTATCGTATCGAGGATCGTAATTGCCTATTTTATTTACCATAAAAACATCTCCAACTAATCTTTCTTTAACAGCTGGCTTACTTTTCTCTTCTTTAGGTGCGCTTTTATCTTCTTTGATGTCAGGTTTTATTGCAGGAGCTTCAGTAAGTCCTTCACATTTCCCGGTTGTAGAATTGCAATACTCGTTCTTTCCACATCTAGGATTGCATTGTCGATGGCTTACTTCTAAAGGTCTTGGAAAATCAGCTGTAGATTCTGCAGTTGCATCCTTCTTAAATCGATAAATTGTTATTTCGTCTTGTTGGCAATTCATAACTCCAACCAATAAAAATAAAGAAAGGATTTTTATTAAAAATTTCATTAATTACTTCCTCTCTTTAAATCTTTAATCTCAGACCTTACTTCCTGGATATCTTTGGATAGTTGCTCTACAACCTTGTTAATCGCAGTTTCAAACGTAGATAAAATCAGTTTGATATTTCTTTCATCTCGATCAATTAAAGCTGTAAGACAGCTCTTTAAAAAAGGAATTAGAGTCTTCCAGATCAACAAACTGGTGACCAGAACTATAATTAGGGTGATTATCCAGGAAATAAAACCGTGGAAAACACCGACTGTTTCTATGTTTCCTGTATTTTGAAGTGGTAAAATTAAGGTGTTCATTGATATTTTTCTTTCTATCGGCGCCAAACAACTCTTTTATAAAAGATGGAACAAAGAAAATTCTAATAATCACTCTCTATAATAATTCTTACTAAACCTCTCTATACTATGTATATCAAAAAAAAAATGATTACTTAAGCTGAAACAGCAAAAGATGTCATTTTTCATTTCCGAAAACACATAAAACCGGGAGTGGAATTAAGAAAACTATAAATCGACTTATTTCTATATCTGTAGTATTAATTCAACCACTTTGAGGTAAATTTACACTATAAATAGAAAAAGAGGGTGTGAGTTTTTACACTCACACCCTCGTTATCGACTAGTTTTACAACTACGAATATTTAATTTTTCTTTGTCCTACCTTATATTAAAGTGGAGTTAGTTCAGATCCAAGAAACTTCAAGCTCTTGTCATTACTTCCGTTACCAGGATCATTGCTAAGACCGAACCCGTTAACAACGCATCCTGAAACTAAATATCTATCAAGACCTTCTTCGAAGGTAACTTCGAAACCTTGAGGTCCTGATTGAGAAAGTGCCAGGAAGTTGAAAGATTGAGCATCAGCTTGAACTGCGAAAGTCATGTCTCCACTAGGATTTCCAATACCTTGTACGGGACCTATAACTCCATACGCGCCTTTACGAATCTGAGATGGAATCTCAAAATTAATATTGACGTGAGTTGCGGTTATAGTAGGTAAATGGTTGATTGTGCATTTTACTTGACCAGTTAATGAAATAGTAGCCATGTTTTTCTCCTATATTTCCTTTAGTTAACCAAATTTCCATAGAGAGAAATTTGATGTAGATTTGCAGGAGGTCGCATAGGCAATGAAACATCGATTCTAGTTGGTACTAGAACGTCCACGTTTGCTTGTACTAGATCCTTTAATTGAGCAGCACCATCGAAATAATCGATATTGTCGTAAAATAAAAGTCTACCAAATACGGCATCCTTAACATTTTGTGGTTTTACACAATTTGTAGTCCTGGGTTCACTAAATACTTTGATTGATTTTCCTTTGAATAGACCGTATAAATAAACCTTTAGATCATCTCTGTAGTAATCTAGGGTTAGAATAGTAGACCAATCTGACAAACGAAGATCTCCAGGTTTAAAGGTTGTTACACCTCTCAAAATTACTTGCTGAGCAAGGGAATTTACAACGATGGGAGTCATGTAATAAGTTGCCATGGCAGTATTTTGATCTGTTAGACTTGGTCGTTCTCCAATATGAGGATTTAAAAGAGGAACTCCATTAGCAGTTCTAAGTTGAAATCCATCATAATTCAGAGGTACATAATCTGTAGAAACTACAATAGCACCAGTTCTAGCAGAGATTTCATAGGCTTGCTGTGGTGAACCTGCACACCAATCTTCAATTGCTCTTGGTGTAGCAGTTAGTAAAGGTGTAGTTGCAAGGGGAATTGCTCCGGCTACGCTTAGTGATTGAGTACTACAGAAATGCAGAGTTTGACCTTTATCAGAGGGTGACACTGCATAATTCTCAATTGTAGAATCAATTGCTCCAAGTGAAGTTGCATCATTAAAGCATGACACCCACACTTTAAAGGCTTCTGAAGCTCCAATATTGGTGATGGCAGTTGTAAGATTTACAGAGCCAGAGCCAGCAGTTCCAACAGCTAAAGTAGCAGTTTGAGGAGTAATTGGGGTTGTAATGGAAGCTGAAATACGGTGTACAACTCGATCTTGAGCATAGTAAAGACTTACAACACCAGCTGCATATCCTCCAGTTAGAGGGAAAGCATTACCATTTAGAGCAACTACAGTTGCTGTTGCTGATTGAGTGTCAGTGTTGTTATTTGCAATGGCAACCACTAAAGTCTTGGTGTTGGCTACCAAAGTAACAGCACCAGCTCCAGCAGTATTAGGTCCAGCTGCAAAAGTTAAAGTACCAGCTACAGCTCCAACTTTCATTTGTGGATTTGAGAATGAAACAATGATTGGACAATCATTTCCTTCAATTCCAAAATGTCGATCGGTCAAAGTAATGGTTGCTGTACCAACTCCAGCAGTTACTGGAATATCTAGCAATTTATTAATTTCAATCAAAGCATTGGCTGCAATTGTAGAAAACGTATCTCCGTAAGAGATTTGGGTTGAACTTCTATATCCTGCGATATAAATATCAACGTACCCAGAAGACATTGCAGTTGTATTTACGTCAATGGTTCCATCACTTTTTGCTGTCGCTTGGAAAGTGATAGTGTGAGTTGCTTTTGCTCCACTTGGCTCAGGAACTGGACATACGAATAATTCAGCTCCAGCTCCACCAATCAATTGAGATTGGAAAGCTGCAACTGTTCTTGCAGTCATACTTCCTTGTCCTAGAAGTGTATTTGCTTCCTCTTGGTTGTTTACTTTTACTGGAATATTATATTGTGCAGTTCCAAGCGATCCTTTGTATCCTAAAATCAGAGCTCTACGATTTGCCTGTGTAGGGCCTGTAGAATTTAGATTTAGGTACATATATACGCCTGGTACTAGATAACTAGATGGTAAAAATGGATTAACAGGTACGGCCATGGTTTATTCTCCTTCCTTTTCTTTTTCTATCTCAAACAACTGAATTGCTCCTTCTGAATATCTCGAATGGTAAAATTCATCGTATACAGCATCAACTCCTTCTTTTGGAAGAAATCTGCTTACTTTCGATTGCTTAACCGTTTCGCTAGTAGGAACTACTTTATATTTCTCTCCTAATCGAGGGTCACTAATTATTTTCATCATTTTCCTTTTCTTTTTATGTTTCTGAAATTACGTACTGACTTCCAAATGGAACATTTGAATCAGCTAAATATGCATCAAAAACTATATTTGTAGAGTCTGACCTTGAAAATCCTACTCTAAATGTTCCTGACGGTTGTTCTGGTTCTGGACTTGCAATTGGAACCGCTGTATAAATAAAATTTCCTAGTAAATCCAAGTCTCGATATGTATCTGAGTTTGCTGTAAACAAATTCACAGTTGGACTTACAGATATTAAATTTCCATTAATATAAGCTGATCCTGCATCTGGAGCTATAGAAAGTCCTGTATAAATAGGAACTCTCAATCCAGACGCTATATAAGAACCTAAATTGAATACAGGACCTTTTGATTCTGTTAAATGAGGAAATACAGCAATTTCTTTAAATTCAATCAAGTCTTCATCAGCAATGTTAACTGTATCCCTGATAATCAGCTCTACAGATCCCATAAATAATCTGCTGTCCCAATCTTCGTGTACTATACTAGCATTTCCTAATACTGTATAATCTATAGTTGGAAGCCCTAGTTTACTACCTGCAAGTAAATATCTAACATCTCCCATCATTCTGTTAAGTCCAGGATCAAAAGCATACTCAGATGGAAAGGGAGAACCTAGTAAAGCTGAAGCATCAGGACGTAAACAAGATGAAATACAGAGAATACTGAACTTGTGCTTTACTAAATACAAAGCTCCCTGAGTAATTGATTTTGTTTCATATTCATCTCCAGTCCACTGAACTAGAAAAGCTGGTACTACACTCATAATTCTTATTAGAGCTTCATCAAGATCAAGCTGTCCTTCATAAATCTCCACTGCCTTTGCATATCCAGTTTGTACAATGTGGAGTGGTTTTCTGAAGTTAGGACCTTTAGTTACTGAGGTATCTTGTCGAATCCATCTCCCTCTTTGAGTGTCTGGGATATCAAAAGGTTTGATTACATTTAATCCATCATCGATTTCCAAAGAGTATCCATCATATTCGAAGACTCTTCCAACCGTTCTTACAAACCTTAATCCCTTGTCAATACAAATTCCCGCACTTGTAAAATCTAAATTTCCATTCAAAGCCTGCAATTCTGATAAATCAGCAACCTCTGGATATCTAAATTTATAAGCTAGACCTAGTAATTTTACTAGTTGTTTCTCGATTATCGAGATTTCATCACGTACATCAGCCATTTACTTACCTTTGTTTTTCTTAGGATCTATCCCAAACTTCTCAAGCATGTAATTTTCCGCTATCTCAGCAAACATATCCATGTCTTCAGGAGTTATTTCAAGGAAAACTCTAGCTGCCAAAGTTGCATCATTACCCACAGTATCTCCATCATTGTGAGCCTCAGACCAGGGGATTCTACTTTCAATAGTAAGTAGACCTTTAGCAATCTTGGCTTCTATAGAATTTGCTAGCTTACCCAGCAATTTATGCTTCTCAATAGCTCGCTTTCCTATAGAAACATTTTTACCAGCTTGAACCTTGGAAATCTTTTTCTTGGCAGCAGATAAATTGTTAAAGTCTCCAGAAACAGCAGCTGTACTATCTTTATAAAGATTTCCTAATTCTTCATGCTCTCGAAGAGCAGAAATTCCCTTGGCAGCCTTCTTTTGTAATCTCTGCTTTCTTAAAGCAGCTTTTGAAGAAAATACAGTTGCAAAAGAAGAAATTCCCTTGGCTCTGGTTGCTGCTTTATTACCAGCTCTCTTAAGACCTTTTAACTGAGCTCCTCTATTTCTTACGTATGAAGCTCGTAATTTACCTTGTGCAGTTACTGAAGAAGTTCCTGTATTCTCAAGGCGCTTAATAGTTGATGGAGCAAGTGGTTTCCACTTTCCAGCACCCTCAGTTTTAAATATTCCTTTTACATTTCCCCGCTTGTAAGCACTAAATCTCCTCAAGATAGGATCTAAGTCCGCCATAGAATCTATGAATAGATCGATGGAATCTTCGATTTCTTGAATGTTATATTTAATTTTTACGTTCATCTTTTTCTGCTTCTCGATGAGTTGGTTTTTGATATAGAAATGAAAATATTTTATATCAGGTTATTTCCAGAAGAAATTTTTTGAACTGCACCTTTCAGAAGTTATCTGATATAAAATATTTCCATTCTTACTTAATTGCAGTTTTCCTTACAAAAGTTATAAGAAAGTAATAATTCTATTTCAATTATCCATTTCCAATATTGAATTAAGGTCGAATGCCACATTTCTTTGTCCCACTACGGGTCTTATGTGTTTTCGGAAATGAAAATCGACTTAATAAGTAATCTCAGACAATATAATCATTTTTTTTTTGATATACATAGTATAGAGAGGTTCTGTAAGAATATCTAATATAGAGTGAATTAGAAAGTTGTAGCGTTTACAGTTACAGAATCTCCAACTCCTGGCTCTGTAACATCTCCATGAATACCAATTCTACAAAAGAAAACACCCCTTGTATTCTGAGTATTGATATACAGAGTTTTATTTTGAGGGGCCGCTCCTATTGACCATGTATGTTCTGCGGCTGTAGTATTAGTATCTTGTCTTGTGGTTTGAGCAGCGGCCCAATTAGTTGAGTCATAGCTAATTTCTAGCTTGAAGGTAATAGCTGTGACTGTTGAACCAGCGAGTGTAACTGCATTTATATAGAAATCAGTTCCATTTGTAGCTCCAGATTCAAATACATTTGATAATGTATAAGAAATTCCAGGTGGAGCTACAACAAATGGAAATGCTCCACCTTGTGTACTGTCTATTGGATTCTTAAGGTCACTGTAATTATAAGTCTGTCCCATTGTTTTATCTTTCTAGCAGAAATATCTAAGGAAGCCCTTATAAGTAATCCTGCCTCTGTTTCTTGGATCTCTTTGGTCATCGAAATTTATATTGGTTACAACTTGATTCTGAGCTGGATAATCTTTAGGTCCACCAATTGCTACCTCACGTCTAGAAATCTTACCTAGCATTTCTATTGCTCTCGCATATTGTTCTTTTGTTGGCTCTGGAACTGCTCTTCCTTGAGCTCCATATTTCCAACAATTCATGACAGCAATTTGAGCTGTTAAGGTAACTACAAGTTGGGGATATGGTTTTGTTGGATAATCAATTGTAGTTAAATCAACTTGAACCTGGCTGTAAGCTGCAACTTCTTCACTAGCATCTAAAATTGCTTTTGTCATTATTGCTTGGCTATAATTACCTGCTCTTGAAGGATCTATAGCCTGAGTTATGTATTCCTGCCCACCAAATCTAGTAAAAACATCCTCATGAGTACACAGGATTAAAGGAAATGCCATATTATACCTCTGGAGATCTTAGGTTTCTAGCAATTGCAAGCTGTCTTTCAAGCTCCTCTTTAGCTAGGGCAACTCTTTTCTCAGCAATTAATTGAACAGAAGCCAAGGTTTTTTCTCTTTCTAATACTCGCTCAGCTCTTACTCTGTTAAATTCATCATCCATCGCTTTACGTTTAGCCTCGTAATCCATAACTTCCTGTACTTCTTTGGCGGCTAGTGAATCACAGGCAATATAAAAATGAGGTTCAAGTGAACCTTCTTCTATTTCAATCTCAGTTCCAGCCTTGCGATCTACTCTTACAAGTTTTCCATTTACAGTTTCTACGTCTCGAATATCTCTTGTAAGGATAACCTTGATTTTCTTAACTTCTTTTACTTGTTCTTTTTTCATTTATTTTCTCCTCATTTATTAAGTCTACAAAACCTCATTGCATCAGTAACTTTTCTGATTTCTAAAGTTTTTTTCAACTCAACTTCTCTGTCTTTTTTACTGGATTTCTCAAAGAAAACCAGCTCTCTCTTTGCTTCTAAATCTTTATAAAATGGTAGCTCATCTTCATTAATTTCAATTTCTTCCCCGGCTTTAGCAAAATACTTGATGAGCTTCCCATTTTCTATTTTGGAACTCGTTACATTAAAAGGAAGAATGATTTTCATTTCAATCTCAAATCCCCAGCTGAGAAATCTCAGCTGGGATTTATTTTTAGTTGTTTAGCAAATTGCCATAGAGAGCAGTGTTTGTCTTGTTTACAACGTCAGTAAGCAAGAAACCTGAATCTGGAACAAGAACTTTGAAGTCAACCGAACCATAAACTGAAGCAATGGTAGAAACACCCATCGCACCAATATCGTAGCCAGGATATTCAATTACGATCATTGGATCTGCAGAACCAGATTGAAGTTTAGCTCCGCCTTCAAGTGGAAGATCACCAGGCATAAACATGAAGCTTTGTCCTAGACCGTAATTTCTTACACCAGGAGTTGGTTCGTTATAGCCGATAATAACGTCTGGACCAATAAATGATCGGAAATCATCAGGGGCACCCTCAACAGCAACGTTGTATTGAGCAACAGTGATGTGGAGAGAACCTGGAGGTAGATCAAGAATTTGCTCAAACTGAGTAGGAGTTACAATGCCTAGACCAGCAGGATTTACGTGTACAGCACCACGAGCAAGTACAGCTGGATGTTTTTGTACTTGGTTCCATACAAGTCGGTGCATGGCAAGGAAATTGGGGTTCTTTCCACCAATTCGAACTCGCATAAGTTCGATTGCACTTGTAAGGTCAGTGATTGGATCACTGGTTGGACTTGCATAATTATCCCATCGATTACCAGCAGTAATTGCTACGTTATTGGTTAGAACAGCTGGATTTCGTAGTGTATCCTTGATGCAAATCTTTTCGAAGTTGGTTTGCATTGCCATAAGAGCTGCAAACATTTGCTCTTGATCATAAAGTAGAACTGAGTCAGCATTTGCTCGCTCAACTGGATCAAGAACGGCTCTGGCCCTGTAATCTACACAGGTATAAAGTTGATCAGCTCCAACCTTAAAACTTACAGTCTGAGCTGGTTTTCCTTGATGATCTGATCGAAGATCCCATAGACGAAGGATTTGTCCTTTGTTAATCGATCGAATGTAATCGCTCTTGTGTTTTACAACTTTCTTTGGAAGAGCAGTATTCCAAAGGTAGTCTTCAAGCTCTGGTCGAAATGAAATTGCATAATCGGTAAGAGCTTGGTTAATGTGTAATTGTGAATTTTGAAATGCCATTGTTTATTTTTCCTTTTTATTAAAGAATTTGAGAATGTTCCACGTGGAACATTCTCAAAAATTACTTATGCTACAGGTCCTGAGACAGTAACGGTTAAATCTTCAAGTACAGCTGTATTACCAGCACTTGAAGAGCTGAAAATTACAGTTGCAACAACATCATTTGCCACTGTAGTATCAATTGTTAAAGTACCAACTGAACCAGTTGATTGGACGCTTGCTACAGTTCCAGCAAAACCACTGGCTGTCATAGCAACAGCTGATCTTACAGTTCCAGTAAGTTCGAAAGAACTTAGTCCACCGACAGCACCAGCAATTGTAGGGGTAACACCCATAACTACGCCTGCAAGTCCACCAAAGCGAATTCGGCAGATGATTGTATCAGTGCCGTTAACAGCAGTTTGACGTACTTTACCCGTGACTTTTAGTACTGAACCAGCAACTAAAGTTGCAGCAGGAACAGTAACTTTTTGATCAAAAGCTTGCTCAGTATTGCCAGTAATAGCGGTTGAGGAAACAATTACGTCGCCTACGAGACCACTTCCACCAACAGATTGAGCATGAAGTTCTACACCAACCAATTGAACATAAGCAGAAGCGCTGTATGATTGTTGAAAAACACCGATTGGAATATGTTTTGGTGAGGTTCGTGGAACGATTACACCACCATCTGCTGGGTCGTAAGCAGCAGTTTGCCCTTTTACACAGGCAGTATTGATTTTAAGAGCGCAGGCAGCAATACCAAGCTTTTGAACAGTAAGTTGGTTATCGACGTTAACTACTGAAGTTCCTTGATCCATTGAAATTCCAGCAAATGCTTTGCCACCGTTAAGTTGTGCAGCATTGCCTGGTAGAACGACTGATCGAGGGTCGGCAGTAGTGTCAAAAACACATACGTAGCCTTCAGGAATTGCATCGGCTGGATACATAAACCAGTCTAGGATGCCTTGTGCTCTGATTGCAGATAAATTTGATGATCCGGTTGCCATTTTTGTTTATTTCCTTTTCTTTATTTCTTTAATTAAACCGAAATGTCAGCAATGTATTGGGAAACTAGTTCTGGACGTTCCGCAGTTACAGCTTGAGCAATTTGGTTATAGGTTTGATGACTAAATTCAATTTTATTTTTCTTAGCGTAATCTTTCATAGCTACTGATAGGGAAAAACCAACTTTTCTTTGTCCGTCTTGAACAGTTTCTGTGGTTGCTCCTTCATAATTTCCACCATTGAACATTTTCTTTGATAGAGCAGCAGAAGTGAAAGTTCCCTTTTCAAAAGGAGAAATTGCATCTTCTCCCTTGCCAATTTTAGCAAAGCCAACTAGTTTTTTAAAACCATCAGCTGGCCATCGACCTTGTGAAATTGCTAGCTTAGCAAAGGCAGTTGCCTTAGTTTCCACATCTGATTCAGTTCGTTTATCTTCCTTGGCTTGGAGATCAGCAAGTTTCTTGTTAGTCTCAGCAAGTTGTTTTGACATTCTAGACATCATTTTCTTTTGTTCTTTGTCTAGATCTTTAATCTCATCTTCTTCATCATCTTCAGAATCAACAAGGTCATCCTTGCCTTTTCCTGAACCTTCAACAGATTTTACTGAACCCATCTTTTCCTTGCTCATACCATCTTTATCGCCATCCTTGACTCGTTCATCAGCTCTTTCAGCTTGTTCCTCAGTCATATCTGACATTTTCCCTTTGCCCATCTTGCTCATGAACATTTTCATTTTTTCTTTTAATTCTTCTTCACTTGGCTCCATTCCATCTTTAAAACCAAGCATTCCGTACATTTCTTTATCTTCCATGTGTTTACCTTTCTTAAATCCTACTGTTGTTCCCTCTTGATGTGAAACATTAACAAACGAGATATTATTAATGTTTGGTCCTATAACTTCTCCCCTTTCATTCGTATCTTCTGTATCGAATAAAGGAGAAATTTCATTATAATTTGGTATCAGCTGCCTTCCTATATCTGTAGCCTTGAATCTATAAGCGTACAACCCATCTTCCCTACCATTTACAGATGGAGCTTGGATTTTAGGATCTTTAGAAAAGAAAGTTTTTACCCTTCCGTTCTTTATCACAGCGTAAGCATTGTAATAAGCTAGATTAGGAGCTGGTTTACCATTTAATGCAGCATTCATTGTCTGATGCTCATAATCAGAGCCAAAACAAGTTCTGCTGCTATTAGCAAAGTTATCAATTATCTTTTGGAAAAAGTCATCAGTGAAATCATACTCAGTTCCATCTTTAACTTTCTTCCCATAAGTCATAACTCTATCCCAAACATTCTCCAATTTTGTATTATCGAATGTTAAGGAAAATCCAACTTTTCCTGTCATTTTCTTTTGTTTTATCATTTTTATCTCCGATATAAAATTTTCTATATCAGTTATTTTCTACATCCCGCAAAACGATCGACTTCTTAAAATCAATTTCTATTTCATTTAAGAAGGTTTTTATTTCTATTCTACGTTGATGTAAGGAATTTGCCAGCAAAGAGGACCTAAAATAGCATCCTTCGGAGCTAGAACTTCAAGCTGGAAGAAAGCACTTGGTACTTTTCCAGATAATATAAGTCTGGACTTGCCTTTAACTGATACAGAAGTGTAAGGAGTACTAACTACTGGTCCAGGTGTAACATGACCACTTCCAAATTCTCCATTTCCATCCATTGCTTGGACAGATGAGAATCTGTAGCTATAACTTCCAGCAGTAAGCATATCAAGAGCAAAACTTACATTAGCTCCTGATTCTTTAACAGCACCTGTACAAATGAATGGTTTTAGAGGGTCAGTATTTCTAAATTGTTCCTTTGTAATACAGTCTCCAGCTTCTTTTTTCCAACCATCAGTATAAATGGAAGCAATCTTAATATCAAATACTGTACATGCAGTTTTATAAGGGTCAGCCTTTGAAACAGGACCACTTTGGTAAGGTACAGCAGTTGCACAAGAAATTGTCATAAGTAATGGTAGTAAGCTATATTTTAGTAGATTTTTCATCATTGTTTTTCTTATCTTTTTTTAAATTCTATTTCAATTAGTAAGTTCTGACATTCGATTGACATCGAATGTCAGATAATCTAATTGAGTTCTTGGTTTTATGTGTTTTCGGAAATTATTTCTATTTCAATATCTAGTTCTATACTGAATAACATATTTTTTTTTGATATACATAGTATAGAGAGGTTTAGTAAGAATTATTATAGAGAGTATTTATTAGATCTTTTTCTAATGCCGGCTTTATAAAATCTTTAATTAAAATGGTCTTGAAGCAATTGGTATTGCCCAGCAAAGAGCATTGGCAGCTACTGTTTGAAGAGCTATATAATAACAATTCTGTTCTAGCAGAACTGCTGTTTTCCAGACTCCAGTTGCATTTTTTAGATTTAATTTATCTCCAGCAGTTACTCCGACAGAGCCAATCCTTAGTTGTACTAATGATAATCCCACT